AATTCTTACACTTTTTTACTATACAAGATCGATTAGACCAAGTCCCAGAGAAAGAATTAAATTAAAACCTGATTTAAAAACAATAACAGATCCTAAGAAATGTATAAAAAATTATACAATTCCTTGTGGATTTATTAAAGAATTTATTGAAGATTTTAATTTATCTTTAGAAAAACCAAAATATGATCAAGATATGCACTACATTAGTACAAAATCTTCACCATATGGTAAATCTACTCTTTCAAGTGTATATGCATTATTTTCATTTGGAAATGTACATCACAACATCTTGAACCTTTTTATAAAGATTCTTGGTGAAGAAATGTATATGACCATTTTCGGGAATCTTATAAAAGATTCCTTCGAAGATAATAGAATATTCCACTTCTTTAAAGAGCCTGGTACACCTGGTAAACTGTCAATTGTTGAAGATCCTGAACTTAAATTGCGTGTAATAGCCATGATTGACTATCCCACACAATTTATTTTAAGACCTATACATGATCAATTACTTAATTTACTTAAGAAATTTAAAAATGATAGGACTTATACTCAAGATCCTTTCAATAATTGAAAGTTAGAAGGAAATAACTTCCATTCACTTGATCTTTCAGCAGCAACAGATCGTTTTCCAATAGATCTTCAAACTAAGTTACTTTCTTATATCTATAAAGATAAAGATTTTGCTGAAACTTGAAGAGAACTATTAGTAAATAGATCTTATGCTTACTGCGGAAATACCTATAGATATAGTGTAGGTCAGCCAATGGGAGCTTACTCCTCTTGAGCTGCATTTACACTATGTCACCACCTAGTCGTTCATTGGGCTTATAAAATAAATAATATAAGACCAGATTCCTATATAATACTTGGTGACGATATCGTTATTGCTAATGATAAAGTTGCAGGTACATATAGAGGAATCATGATGAAACTAGGTGTTGATATTTCCATAGCAAAAACTCATGTATCCAAAAATACATATGAATTTGCTAAAAGATGAGTTAAGAACCGGGTTGAGATTAGTCCATTACCATTAAGAGGGATATTATCGAATTTAAATAATTTAAATGTTGTTATGATGCAACTTATAAATTATCTTAAGAATAATAATACATTCTTTCAAGGTAGCGCATTGGAGTTGATTAAAGTTATTTATAACAAAATAAAAGTTAATCGTAAATTCATGAATTTGAATGCGATTAACAAAACTTGTTATAAATTCTATCACTCGTATAGGTATTCTATCGGGTTGAGTACAAACAGGGAAATGCGTAATTTCCTTGAAAATATTCTTCCTGATTACATACCTATTCCGCGTGATGAGCTAATTCCCGGTTTTATCCGGGAGCTCTTAGTTAACACATTGCAAGCTGAAGTAGAAAAGCTTTCAGCTTCTGTAACTCAACAATTCTCGTCTTTCATTAATTATTATAAAGACAAAGGTGTTGAGATTTCGAAGTTGAAAGACCACCCGTTCACTCATGGACTCTATAATCAACTTATAGCCAAGAGAAAGCAATTGACTAACCTTAGTCAAAAGCCAACTCTAGACTTAGTTGATAATATTGTCCATATGAGAGTGGAGGAAGTCTCAAAGCTTGTTGAAGACTTCAGAGATCCAACTGTAAAGACAAGGAAACTTGATCAGTTGTGAAACAATTCTATAAAAATGTTGAAGAACATTAATTTAGAATTTGAATCACACTGATACAGAGCACCTGTCTTTGAAGTCGGGATCTTTGGATCTGAGGTCAACGAATCATACTTCAAATCTTGCATGTCCGATCCAATAAATGGATTCGATGTGTTAAGGTATGGAGTGTATAACGACCCTTCAAGCAGCAACATAAATATGTACATCTAAACTAACAAACTCAATGTTTGTCAGCGCTAAATGACATATGCTTCCATGTTTACCTAAACTAATCAATTTAATATTGATTAGCGCTAAGTTACATGGTTTTATTATGTTGTACTATAGAGGTAGTCTTTAACATCAATTTAAACTATTGATGTTGATACACTTCTCGTACTCCAGGAATGGAGTAGGCTGAAAAGC